CTTCTTGTAACGTTGAATCATTAACAAATCGTTGCTGCAAAACGTCTTTTTCTCGCGGCTTGAGAGTTCCTAAAACCTCATTTACGATTGCCGATGTCTCTGCCGCCAGCAGTGAGTCCTCTGGAGATGGTAGGTAGTCGGTTCTGTCTTTCTGCTCTAGTAAATGCTGCACGAGGTTTGCATCTATAGCCCGCTCACCGCTGTTTGTTTTGAGCTTGATAGTCAACTGCTGCTCAGTCCAAAGATCGGTAGGTGCAGCGCCTAGCACCTCCATCACTAGTTTTGCATTCTTTGAGAATTCACCTGACGTTGATATGGGTGCTTCTCGCATTGCGACGAGGTTGTTAATCCTGCCCATGCCCAAGCCGCAAGCCCTCTCAAATTCGGCAACCGAGGTGTAACCTTGTGCCTCGATTGCCGACAGCAACAAGTTGTTTCTGACGCTGACTTTTAGTCGAAACTCTTTCATTTTAGAACGCTATTTCGTCGTCAATATCAGCAAAAGTTTTGAGTTCTTTTTTTGGTTCTATTTTTTGCTCTACTGGTTGCGATGCCTTCGCCAACTCCAAAACTTTCACCTGGAACGCCGCATTGATATAAGCGTGATTCCAGTATTTGCCAGTGGCCGCATTCTTCGTACTCGGCATAGAGACAAACTCGCCCTTTTGCGACTGCTGGATTCGGCAACCCTTCAACTCCAGAAACGCATCTTTTCCTTCGCTGGAATGCAAATTGATGTTGAAGCTACGGTCGTGCCAAACTATCGTGATGTGCATGTTTATACCTTTTTGAGTTTTGCCAGCATTGCGTCCACGGTGGACAGGAAAGAAATTACGGCGGTTTCCAGCTCTAATATTTTCTCAGAATCCCGCTTAAAACGAACGATAAAAAGTTGTAAATGTTCCGGCAGGTCAGGACGGAAACTGACGAAATCGCACCAGTCCCTACCTGTGCAAGCCATCTGCCACATCATCTGGTTTTTATAGCCTGACGGGACAACACCGGCAATCTGATAAGCAAGATGCGTAGCCACTTTCGGGCACTTGATCTCTACCAATCCCGAATTGCCTACAAGACCGTCAGGAGAGGCACCAGCGCGTTCAATGGTCGGATGGATACATAACCCTACCTCATCCACCGAAAACCCCGTCTCAGCCTCATACGCGCTTCGTGCAAGCGGCTCTGTTTCGGTGCCAAACTGCATCGCCGCGTTTGTGTAATCCGACCCTTGGGGTTTGCAGGTCAGAATCTCCGCAACTAGCTGTGCCTGGTAGTCTCTAAAACCAGCCGTTTCGGGCTTCATCAGCACATTTGAAATCATGCTTGCCGTAACCCGGCCGGCACGAGCTGCGAGCCATGCCGGAGTTCCTTGAACCGCATCAATGACTTTCATGCCGCCGCCAATTCAACTTTGCGCTTGTTTTTGGCGTTGGTGAGCGTAGCCATTGCCATCGAGTCTTGCCCCGTCTGAGCGGCTTTGTATGCCGTTTTGAATGCTGTTTGAAGGTCTTCAAGCGTTGCGGCGGCATGAAACGCTGAAATGTGGTCAGTGCAATCCATTGTCGGTTTAGGTTTTGCAAAGCTGGCGGCGTTACCATCGTCATCCTCCGGCGCCACTCCAACCGCGGCGCTCAGGCTATAGCGGCGAGCGTATGTAAGTGCCGACCCGTAGCCCTGCGCGTCAATCTTGCTGACCGGCAATGACAGGATGCCGCAGGAAATCCATTCTCCGGATGAGTGCAAGAGCGTGGTTTCAACGCGCACTTCGTCTTTGTCTGACGGCTCGACGGTCTGGATGTAGCTCAAACCGTTAGCACTGAATGCGGCTCGGATGGCCTCCACCACCGAAGCGAGATCAGCGTAGCGGCTTTTAAAAAACGGGTTTGCAGAGTCTTTAAGTGCGCCTTTCATCACGCCTTGCGCCGCCGCCAGTGCTGCCGCCAATCCTGCAATACTTTCGCTTTTGTTCATTTGTTACCCCATATTATTAGGATTGAAAAACATATCACTGCGCCGACGACGCAAGCGTAAAAACATACTTCGGAAATGCTCATGATTCGCTCGCATATTCGGCGGCAAGGTCTGCCACAATATCTGAGTGCTTAAAGTGCTTTTCCAGCATTGATTCGACAGTCTTGCGTTCGCGCACGATACGTTCTTCAAAAGCGCGGGTGTTGGATGACATGCTTGCGATATAAAGTTCGTACGCGTACGAAAGATCACGTTCCTCCAGCATCCATTCGTATAAATCGAATTCTGCTCTGCCTTTGTGTGGCCATTGCCCGCTATCCAACACGGTTTCCACTACTGACTCTAAAGCAAGCTCGTAGTGCCGAGCTGTGGGCTTGGCAGGTTGGTTAGGATAGCAACGCGGGCAATCCGTAGCACCGCACATGCAGCGTTCGGCGGTCATGCTGCCGCCGCCAGCGTGGCAAGAACTTGCACCGAGAACTGGGCGGTAAATTTGGCGACCGCAATGTCCCGCTGAGCGGGGGTCAAGCTCAAACGCGGTTTTGCAGAGTTGCCGTAATTTGCATATTTAGATACTGCAATCAAAAACCAGTCCGAAGATCCACGTTCAATCGTGTAATCATTAATGATTCGACTGTATTTGTAAGCACTCGGCACATCACCACCGGACATGCCAGATGCTTTCGCACCAGCGCGGTCTTTTTTTGCGATGCTGAATTTTTCAAGACGCATTTCCATCAGTTCGGCAAGCTCAAAAATGTGTTTGTCGTGCGCTGTGTGCGCCAACGATTTGCCGTTTATTTCGCCCAGCATAATATTGATTTTCTGACGATTGGCTTCTGTAATTTTGACTTTCATTTTAGTTCCTTTAGGTTGGTTGGTCGGTTGGGTGCGCCCCCGAGGGGGCGCGGCGTTTTTACAGTGAGAAGCCAGCGGTGCGAAGAATCTCGCGGCGCAGCCACACGCTCTTGGCATCAGCGGCGTTACGCAACGCTCGCACTTGCGCCATGTCTTGTTCGTATTTTTCTGATTGACCGAGAATGATCCATGCTGTCAATGCTGATTTAGCAAACGCTTCGATTTGGTCAGCGATGGTGGCCAATTCTGATTTTTTTACTGAGTAGAGTTTCATCTTGTTTCCTTTCGGTTGGTCGGTTGTTTTGCTGCGATGTGTGAATAATATAGACCTGTTTACGCCGTGTCAACAACAATATTTAAATTATTTGTGGTATTGTGCGATTCTTGTCGTTTAGTCAATAGAAGGTTATATATGTACATAATGGTGAAAGATGCAGCCGCGAGGCTAAAAGTCAGCCGACAGTGGGTCAATACCTTGATAAATAACGGGAAAATCTCTACTGCTATCCTGGCCGGTCGGCGGGTTGTTATCGCTGACAAGGCGTTCCAGGCGCTGGAGCGAGGGCGACGGAAGGTGGGGAAGTGAATGAGCTGGCTCTTTTCGCGGGCGCTGGTGGAGGAATACTCGGAGGCAAACTCCTCGGCTGGCGAACCGTTTGTGCAGTCGAATGCGAACCATATCCTGCAAGCGTATTGTGCGCCCGACAGAATGACAAAATTCTCGCGCCTTTCCCGATTTGGGATGACGTTCGCACCTTTGACGGAAATCCGTGGCGAGGAATTGTTGACGTTGTATCGGGAGGATTTCCTTGCCAGGACATCAGCGCAGCAGGACACGGTGCCGGTATCTCCGGCAGTCGATCAGGACTCTGGTCTGAAATGGCAAGGATTATTGGGGAAGTACGACCACGCTACGCATTCGTGGAAAACAGCCCAATGCTCACTTCTAGAGGACTTGGAACAGTCCTTGGAGATTTGGCCGCGATGGGGTTTGATGCGCGATGGGGTGTCGTATCAGCAGCAGACGTTGGTGCGCCACACCTTAGAGAGAGAATCTGGATTGTGGGCTACTCCGACAACAATGGACAAACTGCCACCGAAATCAGAGGCGGCATTGCATCGGGAAGCAACAATAGCGAGGTTGGGGCGCAGCAAACCAGCAAACTTGCGCGATCAAGTGAGCAATATGAAGCGATGGCCCACAGTAACAGCGACAGCCAATCAACTGGCGCCATCAATGCAGAGCAGGTATGCGAATCCGATATTCCCAACACCGACAACGGGCGGCGGGGGCGGCGAGAGATTAGCGGAGAGGGCAGGAACGGGCAATCTAGATTTTATGGCGAGGACAAACAAATGGCCGACGCCGACAGCAAGCGATTACACGGGGGCAGGACATTCGGCGCAAGGGGGCAAAAACTTAAGGACGATGGTTGCGGAAAACAAATGGCCGACGCCAAGAGTATGCAACTACAAGGGGGGGGGGCAGCAGATGATACGCAAGGACGGGAAATCACGGATGGATCAGCTTTGCTTCAATGTGGAATATCAAGAAACTGGCCGTCTGAACCCAACGTGGGTCGAGTGGCTAATGGGGTGGCCGCTAGAGTGGACAGACTTAAAGCCATTGGAAACGGACAAGTTCCAGCTGTGGCAGCAACAGCATTTAAACTTCTAGCAGGGGAATTCTAATGCACCACAAGGCAAAAATACCCTTTTCAATCGTGCAGGCAGCTCGGCACCAGCGGCAGCGGTTCGGCAGGTCGTATAGTGCGATGGCGCTAATGTTTGGCGTATCACAGTGGACGATCAGGGACTGGGTGGATTACAGGACGAGGATTACAAGATGATTGAGAATGATTCCGTAGTCGAGCTGCATCCTAAAGTGCTATTAGATGCCGCCCTGAAATACGCGCTCCGCGGCTTTCGTGTGCTGCCGCTTAACGGCATACGCGCAGGCGTCTGCACTTGTGGAGATTCTGACTGCCGGTCGCCCGGAAAGCATCCGCTGACCGCTCACGGTGCGACTGAGGCCAGCGCCGACGAGATGACCATCCGCGGCTGGTGGAGCAAGTGGCCGACCGCCAATATCGGGCTGGCTATGGGCGACGCTGGGTGCGTGGCGCTCGATGTCGATACGCGCAATAACGGCCATCTGTCATGGGACGCGCTGATACATGCTAACGGGGCGCTGCCAGAGACTCCCACGCAGCGCAGCGGCAACGGGTGGCACTACTTGGTCAAGATTGATGCCGAGGCCGTTAAACGCTGTCGTGGCAAGCTGGCGCAGGGTATTGATGTCAAGGCGAACGGCTACATCGTGGCCGAGCCATCCATCCACCATTCAGGGCGCCGGTATGCCTGGGACGACGGGCTGGATTTGCTGGCCGGGTTCACACCGGCGCGGGCGCCCGTCTGGTTGGAACGGCTGCTGATGGAAAACTCAGACGCTAATTTTGCGTCGAGTTTTCCCAATCTTGGCAATTACACCTTGCCGGTGCAGCTCGCCGAGGCCGCAGACGCGCTGAAGGTGCTTGATGCCGGTGACTATCACCAGTGGATCGAGGCCGGTATGGCGCTGCACGCTACAGAGCTGGGCGACCTGGCGTATCAGGTATGGGTTGAGTGGTCAGGCCAGTCGGGAAAGTTCGACCATAAGGTTCAGCGAGCGAAGTGGTTGTCTTTTTCAACCAAGCGTGTTGCCGGTGTGACGATTAAAACCCTATTTTCCCGCGCACAGGCGGCAGGATGGAAAAACCCCATGTCAGGCACCAGCTCGGCAACACCAGAACCGGAAGTCACAATTTCCGACCTTGAAAAGCAATTATTGGCTTTTGACGCATTTGCCGATCCATTTACTCCAATACCGCATTTCGTTGACCGCTGGATCCCGCACAACGAAGTTACTTTATTTGCCGGTCATGGCGGCAGCGGTAAATCTTATGTGGCGATGAGTTTGGCCATCCACGTTGCGCTAGGACGCCCGTTCTGCGGTTTGGACACCGTGGCAGCACCTGTCTTATTCTTTAGTGGCGAGGATGGCGCACAGGTTATTTTGCGGCGTTTCCATAGTCTATGTAAGGCGCTGTCCGTGGCGCCAGCAGAGCTGGATGGCAAGCTGCTGCTTCTGGACGCATCAGACATTGATCCGGCGCTGCACCGCGACGCCCGCGGCGTGACCGAAACCAAGCTACTCGGCGCCCTGTCCGAGCTGGTCGCAAAGCGCAATATCGGGCTGGTGGTGGTCGATAACGCATCCGACACTTTTGACGATGACGAGATTAAACGCGCTCGTGTGCGCCAGTTTGCGCGGTCCCTGCGCTCCCGCATCGCCCGGCCAGGACGCGCAGTCTTGCTGTTGGCGCACGTTAATAAGGTTTCTGCTATTTCTGGCAGGGAGGCAGGAAAAGAGGATTATTCCGGCTCCACCGCCTGGCACAACAGTGTGCGCTCGCGCCTGTCGCTCAACGTCGAAAAGGATGAGGATTGCCTGACCATCGAGCACCAGAAGGCGAATCTAGGGCCGCGGGCAAAGCCGGTGCGCCTGCGCTGGCATGACGGTGTGCCGCTGGAGGATGGCAGTTTTACCGATGTTGGCGCCGCCGCCAATGCTGCAATTATTGCCGCCGAACGCCAGAAAGCCGCAAATCTGGCAAAAGGCATACTGGTTTCTATGCTTCAGGATTTTAATAATCGGGGCGAAACAGTAACAACGTCTAATACCGGCGGCTTTTCGGTTTGGCACCTGTTGAGCAAGCGCGCAGGGTTTCCTAAAAGCGTCAAAACGGCATCTGATTTGATGGATCTGTTGGCAGAATTACAGGCCGAGGGCCGGATATATCGGGCGGTTTTCCGCACCAAAGACCGCAAAATGCGTGAGGTTTTTGTGGTAGGAAGTGCGCCAATGCCGGACAAAAACGAAGAAAAGGATGGTAATTGATATGTTAGTGATTACTAACAAAAGTGCGCCAAAGAGGGTAAAAAGTGCGCCGCGCTCCTCCCCCCATACCCCCACACCGCGGTGCGGCGCATTGGCGCACCGCCCGCGCTGTAGTGCGCCAATGTTTAAGATGGCGCGCATTGGCGCACATTGGCGCGCATTGGCGCAATAAACATGGGGGACTACATCAATTGCAAACATTGTTCTAATGTTTTTTTTGCCGACGAAGAATGGAAAAGGATTTGCCTAAGATGTTGGATAAAACAAAAGAAACGCGCAGAAGAAAGCAGGTATCAAAATTCTTATCGCCCGCCGCCGCCGCCCAAACACAATGTCAGCAACGAATTAAAAGAAATGCTGCCGCTTTTGATTCGTTTGTGCCATCCAGACCGGCACAGCAATTCTGAAACCAGCAATAAAGTGACTCAATGGCTGTTAAAACAAAGGGACAACACATGACACCAACGCAACGCAGCCTGGCAGCTCTCCGTGAGCTAGGGTATCTGGTCGAGGTTGTAGAGAAATGGAACTCATTTACCCGAACTCGTAAAGACTTGTGGGGATGGGCGGACTTGCTGGCCGTCAGGCGCGGCGAGGTGTTGGCTGTCCAAGTTACCGCCCAGGCCGTTGCTAACCGGGTTCAAAAGGTTGCTGCATCTGAAACCATCAGCAGGGTGCGCGAGGCTGGGGTGCGGATTGAGGTTCACGGTTGGCGTAAAAATGCAAAGGGACGGTATATTCAACGAATTGTTGATTTATCCTAATTTTTGCGCTTGCGCGCAGAAAAAATGTGGACTAAGATACTTTTGCGCGAGTCTCCTTGGCAGCGCATCCCGCGTGGCGGTGGCAAGAGCGATGCGGGCGCTCTCAAAACGACCACCGTCATTTGACGAGGTTTTATGGCCGACTATCAGAAAAACGCCGCGCTTTTTGTTTCCGTTTTGTTCCATTCAGGAACGAACGCTCATTTCATGCACTTGCAAACTAAAAGC